GGGCAACACCACGCCGGGAGCGACTGGCAACCAGAGAGACGGTGGAGGGTGCTACAGACGTACACGCCTCAGAAACTCTTGGACGCACTTTATTTCACTAGGATAATTCAACCATGGCAACCGAACCACCAAGTAACGACTTCTTCACCGGGCTATCTGGCTTTCTCTCAAGTACCTTCGGCTGGTTATCAACCGTTATTATTGGCATCTTCGGGGGCGGCAAATTGCACCAAAGAATAGTACAACTTGAAAAGGACTCGGAGGGACTTAGCGGTCTCGCCGTTCAAGTGGCAAAGATAGAGGCGAAGATAGACATTCTCCTCGACGACCGAAAGCGGGGGTAACCCATCAATAATATCAAGACCACTCTTGAGATAAACGCAAACCAGCCAAAAGCAAGACTTGGGCTTCTATCAGATCTCCACTTTGGAGCCTCTTGTATGGTCAAGCCAGCCCTCAAGTACGACCTTGAGAGAATGGCTGCCAGCAACTGCCGAATCGGGATAAACGGGGATGTATTCGACTTCATACTCCCCTCAGACCTTAAACGGTTCGACCTCGACGCTCTTGATCGTGAACTACTACAAGGTGGCCTTAAACCTATTGATGCCGCAATCGAAATGGCTTACGAGTTCTTAAAGCCCTATGCCCACTTGATAGAGTTTATAGGCATCGGTAACCACGAAGCCCACGTCTCCAAGAGGCATCATATAGACGTGATGTCTATCTTGCTTTACCGTCTGAATCAACTCCCAAACGTAGAGATTAAGGCGGGCGGTTGGTGCGGGTATTGGAACGTGACTCTCAAGAGGCAAACCCGCTTAACGAACTTCTTGATGTATCGGCACCACGGAGCGGGCGGGGCGGCTCCCGTGACCAAGGGCATCATTGACTTTCAACGTATGTTAGCGTGGCAAGGAGACGTAGACGCACTTTGGATTGGTCACAAGCATAATAAATTCGTTGACCTCGCAACCAAGATGGAATACCGCACCAAGAGAAACGAGGCGAGAACCAAGCAAGTAACGTGCATTATGACTGGCTCATACCTTAGCACCTACGGAACAGAGGCGGGAACCAATCCGAGTTATGCTCAAGCGTGGAATCTTGCCCCTCAACAGTTTGGAGGGGTTATACTTGAATTGTCACAGAGAGAGTTTTATGTCGGCAAAGAGCAGACAGTAACCGTACAATGTACGGCTATCTTGTAAGGGAACCTAACAATGAATGAACTAGTAAAGAAAATAATTGCCGGGGCTTTGTCCGGCTTTGTATCGGCGTTTCTCGTTGACCTCAACGCATGGAAAAGCAACGAGGCGATGGAGCACTTCAACTATGCCTTAGCTATCAAAAGATGGTTAGCGGGTGCGGTGAGCGGAGCCTTGACGGGGCTTGGGTTCGGTCAACTATGAACGCCAACTTCCGCATCGGCTTTAACCTTGGCGGTCTACTCAAGAACGTTGGAGTATTCGTGGTAAAGGTATCTCAAGAGGACGGAGAGCGGATTATCATGGTCTGCGACCAGCTCAGATTGGCTCTGATTCTGGCGGGGCAAGGGGTTCTGGCCGACCGTTTGATTGCCGAGTTTAGAAAATAGTAGGCGGGTAAAATCGTCTTAAGTTTATGAGCCAAGAAAACCACGGTGAAAACCACGGTCAAGAAAATGAGATGATTCCTCAGCCTCACGGAGGAGCATTGAGGAACGGTGGAACCAATAGAGGCGGGACGGGCAGACCAAAGAGTGAGATACGCAAGGCTTGTGCTGAGGCTTTCGACAGCCGAATACCTCGGCTCCTACAGATAATGGATGAGGCAAGCACCCCAGCCGAGTACATGAAGGCTCTTGACCTTTTAGGAAAGTATGGAGGACTCCAACAAATTGACGCAACCAGCGGAGACAACCCACTCCAAGGGCTTACCGAATCCGAGCGAATTGAGAGAATTGCTTCGCTCATTAACCTTGCAAGAGCAAGAGGAACTGTTGAGCCACCTCCAAGCAATGCCCTTGACGTTCAGCCAATGGTATCAGACTCAGAAGCCGAAGCACTATAGTTACCCAAGGCACGTTGAGTACTTGTGCGAGATCGTAGACAAAACCATAAAAGGCGAGTACCAGAACGTAGCTATCTCCCTTCCACCGGGTCATGGTAAGAGCCAGACCATTACCACGAGGCTTCCTATTTATTGGGGCATGAGGAACCCACAAGATGCGATTGTGTTCACGGGCTACTCTCAAGACTTCGCCGACCGTAACCTCTCAAGACCCGCTAGAGAGCTTGCCAAGGAGCTTAACATTCTTGACGAGTCCTCTAATGCGATGAGCGAGTGGAGGTTGACCAACGGTGCGAGATTGGTTGCTCGAGGAGTGGGTTCAGCTCCAACGGGTATTAACCCCATCTCTCTCTTAGTTTGCGATGACCCCATCAAAGACCGTATGCAAGCCGAGAGCGAGACAGAGAGGAATAATATCTGGGACTGGTGGACTGGAAGCGTGGTACAACGCTTCTTCCCTCGAACGAAGGCGTTTGTGATTGCTACCCGCTGGCATCATGATGACTTGATTGGACGGCTCAAGGCTCAAGGTGATGATAGCTGGACGTTTATTAACCTTCCCGCCATTGCAGAAGAGAATGACCCGCTTGGAAGGGCTGAGGGCGAGGCGTTGTGGCCGGAGGTAAAGCCGTTAAACTTTCTTGAGGCCGTCAGAAGGCAGATGGGAGAATACAACTTTCAAGCCCTCTTCCAAGGTAACCCAAGCCTTCGAGACGGTGCAATATTCAAGGTAGACAAGGCGAGCTTCATAGATGAGCGGGAACTACCGCCGATGGTTGAGCGGGTGAGGAAGTGGGACGTGGCAGCGAGTAGCGGAAAGGGTGACTATACGGCGGGTGTACTGGTAGGCAAGGATGCCAACGGGCGGTATTATGTCCTCGACGTTCAACGCTTTCAAGAAGGAACCGATGCGAGAAATCAACGGATGTTAGCCACCGCAAGACAAGACGGGGTATCGGTTCGGGTGGTGGTTCCCGAAGATCCCGGCTCGGCGGGTAAAGACCAAGCCCTCGCTTACCTTCGGCTCTTGAGTGGCTACAATGCCAAAGCGGTAAGGGAGACGGGGAGTAAGGAGACCAGAGCGGACGGTATTGCATCACAATTCAACGGTGGTAACGTCTCTCTTATTAGGGCTAACTGGAACACCGCCTTTATAGAAGAGCTTAGGCAATTCCCCACGGGCAAGCATGATGACCAAGTGGACGCTTTAGCGGGAGCCTTTAATGAATTGGTGAGTAGCAATAATGTTTGGAATTGGTAACGCATGAAGATTTTTGGACTAGAAATTAGAGCAGTCGGGCGGGAGCCTCGGAACCGAGACCAACAATTTACGGGGCTACCCTTTGTCGGTGGAACCTCGACAATGGGTGGCTACCTCCGATACGGGGCAACTGACCGCAACTGGCGAACCGAAGCGGGACAAATTGAAAGCAATTCCACGGTAGCTATCGGACTTGGTAAGATTGCTCAGAAGGTGGCTCAAGCCAAACTCACCGTTAAAACAATAAACCCAGACGGAAGTTACTACTACAAGCCAGACCCACGTTTATTCTCTTTTACAGCTCCGATGCCGGGGCTCGATGAGGCAACCATACTTAAAGCGATTGCTTGCCCTCTCAAAGTGTACGGCAATGCCTACCTTCTCAAGAGACGAAGTAAGACGGGGTTCTTGATTGGCTTGGCTCCGCTCATGCCTTGGCAAGTCGTGCCGAAGTCAGATATTCACGTTGACGGTACACCAAACAACGGCAATGAGCTTATCACCCGATACCAGATAACCCCTTACGGAGGCGGTGCGATGTTCTACGCCGCTCCTTCTGAGATTATCCATTTTAGAGACGGCATGGTAGACGTGGCAAACCCAGCCCTTGGGATGTCCCCATTGATGGCCGCCCTTCGCCAAGTGGTCACCGATAACGAGGCGAGCAACTACGCCGCTACCTTGATGACCAATATGGGTATCCCCGGCGTTATCTTCTCGCCGAAAGACCCTAATGCAATGGAGCCAACGCAAGAACAGCGGAAGTCTATGCGTGATCGTTGGCAGAGCTTCAGCCGTGACCGAAGAGGGCAAGCAATGGATTTGCCCGGAGCGTTCGAGATTACACGGGTTGCAATGTCACCAACCGACATCAAAGCCATTGAGCAAAAGGTGCATACAATGACCGAGCTTCTTGCCTCGCTCGGCGTTGACCCGATGATTGTTGGACTTCCGAGCGATTCCAAGACATATAACAACATCTCAGAAGCCAGAGAGATATTTATTGAGGACACAATTTTATCCTTGCTCTCCGTCATCTCGGCGACCCTTGACAAGGCGTTTGCCGATGAGGGGCTAGGGCTTAAACCGAATGAGTTTCTCGCCTTCGACCCAAGCGTTTACCGTGAGCTCGATGAGGACATCACCGCCAAGTACACAAGGGCAGAATTGGCGTTCAAGGCTGGAGCCTCTACAAGAGGTGAGTTCAGAAAGGCTCTCGGATTCCAAGAAGACTTAGCAGACCCTCGAACGTGGTTCGATATGAACGCACTAGCCTCACCGCTCCCAGCCTCACCCACTAGCAAGCGATACGATAAAGCCCAGTTAAGAAGGCTCGAAGACATCCAACTCGAAAGCTAATGCCTTGTAACCATATCACCGAAAGCACCGCAAGAAAGCTCACCTTCATTCCCAAGGTGGTAGAAATTCGTGCAATGCCGGCCGCCTTTGAGAAGCCGGGTCGGAGCTATCAAAAGTGGTATGAGGATATGCTTAACTTCAACTGGAACACCGCTAAGAACGCAAGCAATCGATTGGTAAACGGTGGCAACGTTGAGGCATGGGCAGATAACTTCTTTGATGCAATCCTACAAGCCAACGCCAACTCTCATTGGATTGGGCGGGACTTGGTAAGCCTTGACCCGACAACCTTTGAGGAGTTGGACATTCTAGCCGCCAGAGCGATTGCAGACGATGACGCCGAATACCTTCAAGGGTTTATCGATGACATCCTCGACGGTAGATACACGGATGAGGACGGCGAGTTAATGCTTGACCAAATCTTGAACCGCCAGAAGTTGTATATGGGCAAGGCGAGGGGCATAAGTGCTCAAGCCTCGGTAGACAATCTTGATCTCGAAACAGAAATAACTTGGGTGCTTGGAGGAACTGAGAAGCATTGCTCAGATTGTCCACGGTTGGCAAGCATCTCCCCGTACTTCAAGGATGACCTCTTTACAACACCGGGAGCTTGTGACACCCCTTGCCTTGGTAACTGTAAGTGCCACTTGGAATTCGAGATAGGCGGTAAGAAGGTGCAGACAATAAAACCCGTAACATTGGAGAATGATTGATGGCAGATAATATAATGGTTCCACCCGTAGGAGTGCAAAGAGCGTGTAAGCGTGGGCTTCAGATGTTTGAGGAAGGTAAGGGCGGGGATGGTTTAGAGCCAGCCACAATCAAAGAAGCCCGCTCGATGGCACGAGGTGAGGAGCAATCCGAGGCAAAGATACGCAAGGGTAACCGATGGTGGGCAAGAAATGCCCGCTTCTTGGATGAGCCGGATGACAGCCCCGCAATGGTGGCCGCCCTTCTTTGGGGAGGCGAGCCGGGTATGCGATGGTTCAAAAGGGCGTACGAATCCGTCATAAAAGAAGAGAAGTCTTTACAAATGAATTTCAATACAAGACAAGAAAGACAATTTGAACTCCGCATGGAAGGGGCAGAAGCTTCTAACGGTGGACTCAAGGGCATGGCACTTAAGTACGGGGAACTTGATTCTTATTGTTCCGTATTCGCTCCCGGCTCAGCTACCGCCGCCCTTCCCGACTTCGTAGCGAACGGTTCCTTCCTTGAATCTCATGATGCCGACGATCTCGCTATTGGCTATATCAAGTCCGCAACGGATAACGGCGTTGGCGTTGAGGTTGAGGTGGAATATCATAGCACCGCAGACGCTAAAGACGCCCGAACCGTGGCTCTTGAAAGGTTAGCCGCTGGTAAGAAAGTGGGTCTCTCAATCGGCTTTACGATTGGCGACTACCTTGAGTTCGAGAACGGGGAAGAGATGCTCCGAATGGTTGACACCTTGGGCATGGACAAGAACCTATTTAATGTTGAGTCCATCCGAAAGTGTAACCGTGAGTGTTATCTTATCATGAGGCTTGCGAAAATCTACGAGGTCTCACAAGTCAACTTCCCGGCGGTTCCAGAATCGGAAGCCTCGGAAGTGCGTAACAGTTTGAAGGGTGCTCATGCTGGCTCTTCCTTCGCAGACGAACTTTGTACGGTTCTTGATGCCGTCGAAGGGGTAACAACCAGAGCCAACGAGGTACTCGTACTTCGAGAAGCTCAAGACAAGACACTTGGCAAATCGACCCTTGAGCGGTTGGAAGCAATTCGGAGCAATCTGGACGAGCTACTGACCCGAGCAAATGAGCCAACGGTTCAAGAGCTTCAAGCGGTGAAGTTTGCCCAGTTGGAGAAATTACTAAAATGAAATCTAACCAAGAACTCAACCAACAGTTGAGCGAAGCGGTGGCTTTTGTTGATGCGACTCGAAGCGAATATGCTGGCAAGAAAGTTATGCCCGCTGACGTGGAAGCCCGCTTTGACAAGGCAGTTGCCGATATGCTCGACGCAAAAAAGGAGCTTGAACTACGCTCCCAAATCGACAACGCACGATCCTTCCAAATGGCAGAAGGTAACAACCCTTCCATCATGGGTGGAGTGGCACAAGACAGCAAGCAAGAAGACGCACTTGTTCGAGCATGGAGAGGTTACCTTCGAGGTGACAACAGCCAACTCGCACAAATCCGGGCGGCTCAGCAAGTCAACCCTAATACAGCGGGTGGCTTCCTTGTTCCTAACGCGATTGCTCAAGAGATTATCAAGCCGGTTGACAACCCAATCTTCATGCGACAAATCTCTAATGTTCAGCAAATCAATGCGAACGTTGCGATTCCTCGGCAAAATACCCGTCTTACCGCTTACTGGCAAGGCGAGACAGAAACCGCTCTTACCTCTTCGGTGCAAGTGGGTCAACGAGATTTCAAGCCTCACCGGGTAACGGTGCGAACTTCGGCTTCTCGATTGCTTATCGACCAGTCGGTTATCAATGTTGAGCAATGGCTTGGCGGCGAACTTGACTACGCTTCAAGGCTCAAGGAAGAAGATGCGGCGATGCAAGGTAACGGTGTAGGCCAGTGGCTTGGTATCTTTACAGCATCCGCTGACGGTATCCCAACTTCAAGAGACGTTCCAACCGTTGGAGCGGCGATTGCGGCTGATGACATCATCTCAACCTTGATGAATGTTAAAGCAACCGTTCGAGACCGAGGTAGCTGGGTTGGCTCTCGCCAATTCGTTACCGCCGTTATGAAGCTCAAGGACTCCGCAAACCAGTACATCTTCACAGAAAGTGCTGGCATCGGTAACGTGCTTGCAGTAGGTACTCCAATGTTCCTCAAGGGGCGACCTTTGTACGAATCGGAAAGTGCTCCAACGACTCTCGCTGCTGG